CGAAACCCTCGCAGACGGCGTTCTTCAGGCTATCCTTGCTATCAAAGGCAATTCCGCTTATGACGCAGCTGTAGTCCTTGTAAATCCCGCTGACCTCTATGCTCTTATGAGCGCGAAGGATGCTAACAAGCAGTACATCGGCGGCGGCTATTTCACCGGTGCTTACGGTAACGGCAACTATGCTATGCCCACCACAATCTGGGGCGTTCCCGTTGTTGCTGATTCTGGAATCACATCCGGAGAAGCTATCGTTGCAGCTCGCGAGGCTGTTAAGATTTGGAAGAAGGGCGGCATTGATGTCCGTCTCTTCGAGCAGAACGAGGATGACGCTATCTACAACAGAGTCACCCTTGTAGGCGAAGAGAGACTCGCTTGCGCTGTTGTTGACCTCAAAGGCGTATACGCTGTTGCAGCGAAGGAATAATTAAAGGATAAGGGGAGGCCTTCGGGTCTTCCCTTAATCACAAGAAAGGAGGTCGCGCGATGAAGACCTATGAGCTTAATGGCAAACTTTACCGCTTTGCAGACGATAAAGTTCCCGAGGGAGCTGTCCTTCACGGAAAGAAGGCGGAGAAACCTATGCCCGCCGAGAAAGCGAAGGAAGTTAAGAACAAAGCGAAGAAGCCTGCTAACAAGTCAAAGAAAGCGGTGGCAAAGAAATGAGCATACTGACAAACTGGGGCTATAACATCCCAAATATAGATGTGCTTGAGACACTCCTCCCGCTCTCGGAATTTAACACTCTGACGGCGAACAAATACGCCTCCGACGGACGCATTCAGGATATGCTCGCGGCTGTGAGCCAATCTGTTCGCGACTATTGCGGCTGGCATTTGATTCCCGGCGTTGAGTGTGAATTTGACACGACCTTCTTCGACAGACGAGTCACGAAAGTCAGCGGGGGCGTTCTGATTCAGCTCCCTGCCCGTTATGTCAGCGCGGTCAAGTCAATCGAAATCGGCGGAGAGGCTGTCGAACAGTATGTACTCCAGCCGAACGGGATTCTCCTTGTCAACGCATGTGGCGGTGGTCCCTATACCGCCGTAAAAATCACATACACGGCAGGGCTTCCCGATTCAATCAAGGGTTCAGTTGAGGGCGTAGTCCTTAACAGAACAATTAAAGCCCTTTCACAGAATACGGGAGTCCAGAGCGAAACCGCGGGCGGTGTTTCAATCAGTTATAATTCAACTTGGATGAATGACGCCTCGGGTTCAGGTTTATCCTCAACAGAAAAAGAGGCTCTGTCGCCTTATAAACTGACGGGGGTGTTTTAATGCTTCCGAATTGGGCGAGTGATACAGTTACTATCTTAAGGCCCGCAGAAACAACTTCGAGAGGCTCAACCATCTTTGATTGGGCGAGGGCAACGCAGACAACCGTCAACGGGTGTTCCGTTCAGCCCGCTTCAACCTCATTAAGTCAGGACGGAAGAGTTCTCGGAATCGCGGACGGATGGACGGCATATATTCCTCCCGAGACAGATGTCAAGGCAGGGGACAGGGTCGCATTTAACGGGGATATTTACGAAATCAACGGAGAGCCGAGAAAATGGAAATCTCCGAGCGGAAAAGTCACTCACATTCAACTTAACCTTCAGAGGTGGTCGGGTTGAAAAAAATCAAAATCGAGTGGAATCACGAAGGATTCTCGGAAATACTTTGTAGCGAGGGAGCGGGTTCAATCTGCGACCAAAAGGCAAAGGAAATCGAGGACAGAGCAAACTCGAATTTAAACTCTGAAAATTCAGAGGGCTTCAAATCGGGCGGGCGAATCGTAACCGCCTACGGCTCAAAGAGGTGGATGTATTTCGTATATACCACCGATAAAGAGACGATGATTGCAGAACAGCAGGAACAAGCTCTCACAAAGGCGGTGAATTAATGGTTATAAAAAAGTCAATCGACATAGAGGACGCGGTCAGAGAAGCGCTTTGTGATTATTTGACTGCCTATTGCAGACCGCTCCCGAAAAACTATACTCTGCCGAATATCCTTGTTACTTCAACGGGAGGCTCGACAGATACAGATTGGAAGGGAGAGGATATGTCGGACACCTTCACCGTCAATCTCACTTCGAGAGGAAAGACCGAAGCCGAAGCTCTTGATTGTTTAAGAACGGCACTCGGAATCCTTCAGGCTTCGCAAGGGGGAGTCCTCGCAAGGGTGAGAATCAATTCGCAATACTCTTGGGGCGAAGATAGGACGAGACCTGATCTCGCTATGTGCGGGGCAACTCTTCTTATTACAGCACGCCCCGAAACAATAACTCTTAATTAGGAGGCTTTAATATGGCAACGAATAAAGCTAATTTCGGTATCGGCGACGCTTCCGGTTCCGGTTACTTTGGCTATGGCACAGCGGGAACGGCGGCTACTGTTAGTGACGCTATCCTTATCAGCGAAGACGGTATCACCGCAACATTCCCTTCACACGAAGTTCTGAAGGATTGGAGTTCCACAGTTATTCGCTCAATGCCCGGCGAGGATCTTCCCACCGTTCAGGCGAATTTCATCTCCACAAATTCAGACCTCTTCACCCTTCTCTTTGAAGGCACCACAATCAGCCCGAACACCACTCCGACCGTCCGCTCCTTTATCTTCAAGATGGTTGACGGAGACGATACAATCGAGTATTCAACCCTCAACGGTGTTATTACCGAGGTTTCCGATGTAACCTTCGCACCCAATGAGGTTATCACTTGGACCGCGACAATCACCGCGGATTCGTGGACTATCACCAAGACCGCAAAATAATCAAAGGAGATTAAAATGGAAATCACTCTTAAAAAACCCGAAATTGAAACCCTTCGCGTGAATATTGGTAAAGAGACCGTTGAGATTCCTCTCGGTCCCTCCCTTACTCTTGATGAATGGGCTTCTCTTAACACTTTTGAAGGCACGGTCGCCTTCTATAACAAATATATACCCGAAAAGGTTTCCAAAACCCTGACCTTTGCTGAATATAACCAAATAACAGAGGCTTGGCAGGAAGCGACCAAAAAGGCGGGTATAAACTCGGGGGAATCATAAGCCTTGCTGTTTTCGTAAAAGAACATAGCGAGGCCGTTGATTATGACTTAATCACGCGGGCAGGCTGTGAACTGTCAGATGTAGGGGGCAGGCTGTCTTGGTCTGCCCTCAATCATTTTATTAAGAACACACCGCCGGACGGGGCGCTTATGAGAGAGATAAGACCTGACCTCTCTCAATGGTCCACAACAGCAAAGACGAACGCCCTGTTGGCTGATATATACGATATACTCGCGGCAATCAACTCGAACCTGTGTGCGAAGGGTTCAGGAAAAAGGGCAAAGCGCCCGAAACCCTATCCGCGACCGGGCAAGAGTTCCGCGAAGAAAGTCGGAACGGCTCTGCCTCAATCAGAGCTACACAAACGAATTTTTGGCAAGTAAAGAGGTGGTTATATGGCTGGTATGATTGAAGTCGCAAAAGCGACAGTCACAATTGTCCCAAATATGCAAGGCTCACAGAAAACCATCACCGAAGGTTTAACGGGAGCGGCTTCAACAGCGGGTGAAAAAGCGGGTAATGCTGCGGGAACAAATATGGCAAAGTCCATAGGAAAAGCCGTGGCGGGAACCGCAATCGCGGCGAAGGTCGGAAAGGGAATCGCGGACTCTTGGAAGGAAGTCGATTCCGCGATGGATACTGTCGCTGTTAAGACGGGAGCGACGGGAGCGGCTCTTGACGAACTCGGAGACTCAATGAAGAAAGTCGCGTCGAGTATTCCGACAGACTTTGAGAAAGCGGGAGACGCGGTCGGCGAGGTCAATACGAAGTTTCAGGTGACGGGAGAAGAACTCGAAACTCTCTCCGCTCAATTCGTAAAATTCGCAACTATAAACAACACCGATGTTTCCAATTCCGTTGACACGGTTGCGAACACTTTGGCGGCTTTCGGTCAGGACGCTTCAACGGCTTCTGATGTCCTTGACGCTATGAACGCGGCGGGGCAGGCAACGGGAATCGGGATGGACGAACTCGGCAACGCTCTGCAAAAGAACGCGGCCACCTTCAACGAACTCGGCATGAGTGTAGAGGACGCCGCAGGCTTGATGGCAACATTCAACAAGGCAGGCCTGATGACAGCCGACACTTCGACAGCGCTGAGGACCGCGTGGAAAAACGCGGCAAAGGACGGAGTTTCTCTCAATGAAGCAATAGCCGAGTTCGGTGAAACGATGAATTCGAGCGCTTCTGCGACCGAAAAACAGCAGGCCGCGATTGATTTGTTTGGCGCGAGAGCGGGTGCCTCGATTTATAACGCTTTCGCCATCGGCAAAATATCGGCAGAAGATTTCAGCGCGGCGATGGAAAATGTTGCAGGGAATGTCTCAACTACTTTTGAAGCAACACTCGACCCGACAGACAGATTTCAGCAGGCTATGAACGGTCTGAAAACAATCGGGGCGGAGCTTGTCGAGGCTATGGCTCCCGCTTTCAACACAATCGCGAATGTCGCCATACCCGCTATTCAGAAAGCGGCTGAAGGATTCAGCGCACTCCCTGACGGAGTAAAGACGGCTATTGTCGCCTTTGGGGGACTTGTCGCTGTTGCCGGTCCCCTCTCTTCATTGGGAAGTGGAATCGCAGGGGCTTTCAAGGGACTCGGCGGAATATTCAGCGGAATCGGCGGAGCGGCTTCATCCGCTGCAAGCGGTCTCGGAACGATAGGAAGCTCGGCGGCTTCAGCGGCGACGGGCGCGGCTTCTGCCGCTTCGGGATTTGGTGCTATGGCGGGAGGCGCTCTTCAGATCGTCGCAATCGGTGCTTCATTCGCTATGGTCGGAGCTGGCATGAAACTAATCGCAGACAGCGCAATCGCAATCGCGCAGGGCGGACTTCCTGCGGGCGCGGCTATGTTGGGTATGGTCGCGGCTATTGCCGCTCTGATGGGTGTGGCTTCCCTTCTCGGTCCCGCTCTTACCGCGGGCGCTCTTGGAATAGGTGTATTCGGGGCGGCCATCCTCGCAATCGGAGGAGGAATCGCACTCGCTACAACGGGAATCGCGAAACTCGTTGACGCGGTCGGAAATTTACTTGAAAAGACCAAAGCAGGCGGAGAGGGACTTAATCTGATGGTTGACGCCCTCGAAAGAATGACAAATCTCAATGTTTTCGATATCGCGGCGGGAATGACTTCCCTCGGTTCAGGTATTAAAGCATTAAGCAAAAATTCAGAGGATATCAACACCACAGCGACAGCGACAGATTCATTATTAAAGAGTATAAACGCATTAAGCGTGGCAGCTCCCTCGTTTTCTGCAACTATGACAACCTCATTCTCCGAAGTTAAAAAGAGCCTTCTTGACTTGGCAAATACATTCAAGACAACGAA